TGAAAAAGATATTCAGTTAAGGAGCAATAAATGGCTAAAGAAGATGATGACAGCATCGCAATACAAATCGATGATCTGGATACGGTGAACGTTCCGGTCGATGACGAGGTTAAGCTTGCTGGTGAACCAGAGCATATCAAGAAGGAAGCAACCAAGGAAAAGAAGCCGCGCCGTGTCGTCCCTGACGAAAACATTCAGGTAGCGACTGGACATGAAGAGGCAATTGCCGAGGCAAAGGCATACGCCAAGCAGCAAGAAGATGCTCGCAAGGCAGCGGAAGCTACTGCAGCCAGTGAACGTGCGATGCGCGAACAGGCGCAGAGAGAGGCGCAGCAAGCCCAGCATGCTGCCCAAGAACTCGAACAGCGAGCCAACAACAGCGAACTAGCTATCCTAGAGAACGGCATAGCTGCAGCTAATCGTGAAATCGAAGCTCTGGAAGGCGAATATACTCGTGCAGCCGAGGCTGGAGAGTTTGCCAAGATGGGCACTATCCAGACCAAGCTGTCCCGCGCAGCGGCTCGTCTGGATCGGTTTGAAAATGAGAAGGCAACTTTCGAAGCATCTGGCCGACGCACGCCAACGGCTGAGGGTCGTGTAGAGGCCCCTCCAGTTGTACAATCCAACCCTGTTGAGCAATACCTATCCCAGTTCACGCCAGCAGCACAGAGTTGGCTACGCCAGCACCCGGAATGTTATCCGCCTAATATCGGTGGCGACGTAACCAAGAACAGCAAGATGATGGCTGGTCACTGGGATGCTGTCGGCAAGAGTGTCGCTCTGAATTCTCCTGAGTACTTCAGAATTATAGAAGAGCATATCACTGGCGTGCCAGCCGTAGCTCCAGCTGCACTTCCAACTCAGCAGAGCGGGATCACATCCAAGGCGGCAGAGGTTCAGACAGCAGAAGCGCCGAGGGCTCCCAAGCATATCCAACCAGCTGCTCCAGTTACTCGCGATCCACCTGCATCCAACGGGCAGCCACGTAGCTCTCGCGAAGTCAGGTTGACAAAAGAGCAGCAAGAGATGGCGAAGGTTTCCTTCCCTCATCTGCCAGAACAACAAGCATTCGGACAATATGCCCGCAACCTCATTGAGCTTGAGGCCGAAGGCAAAATTGGCCGCCTAACTCATTAAGGAGAAGTAAATGGCTAGAGTAACACCCAGCAGAGTAGCGCCGCGCGCTCCTGTACACACTGCGCAAGTCAAGGAGCGTGATCCTGTACATGCAGCGGATCATGTACCGGCGCGTTCGCGTCGTCGCAAGCAGACAGTCAATGAGGATATGTTCTACATTCCAATAGACGAAATTCCTCATGGACTTTCCTACGAATGGAAGCGTTGGACTGTATCAGGGCAGCATGACCCGTTCTATATCGCATCCATGCGTGAGCAGGGATGGGAACCGGTCAGCCCGAAAACCCACCCAAATTGGGTACCTCCCGGATACAATGAACCTCACATCATCAAGGGAGGAATGATCTTGATGGAGCGTCCAGAAGAGTTGACCAAGGAAGCGCAGCGCGAACTTCGTCAGTTGTCCAAGACGCAGGTCGTAGAAGCTGAGCAGCGTCTGGGCATGACACCCAAGGGTGAATTGACCCGTGAACATGATGCGGTCAAGCCAAGGATCGTCAAGGAAATGATGCGCCCAATTCCTATCGAGGACTAAAAATGCCGTCCGATTGTATTGCGATAACAAACTATACTTCTGCTGATATCGAAATAATTACAGTACAGTCGGACGATCAGCAGAGAATTTTGGTTATCAAACCAAAAGACACCCACGTCGTTTTTACTGATCGTGTTGAAGTCATAGGCTGGGGGAAGAAAAAGAAGTGAAGAAATGACACAAGTAAAGAATGTTTATAAAAAACAGCATAAGCTTGTGGCGACGTGGATACCAGTACAAGACTTCGCCCTGTTACAGCACTTAGCCTTTAAAAATAAGGTTAACTTGGCAACCTACATCAGGGCGATCCTTGTCGACGCTTTGTATGAAGAGCGTGAATTGGTCGATTATACAAACCTCACTATAGAGACAAGCGAACGGTTTATAGAACAAGTTTAAACACAGGCATAAGTTATACTTGTCTTTATACGGTAATATCTTTAGTTTGCATTTAATAGTTACCAACGCATCACGCTGATTGTCGTTGAAGAGCAAATAAAGGGCTCTGTTTATACAATTGTATAAATATGGAAGTCCTATTTGCTGTCAGGAATGGCTACGCACGCTGCGTATTCGGCCTCCATCCTAATCCAATTATTAGCAGCAACTACCGCGCTTTGCGGTAGCTTAAGCGTAGAGGTCAACAATGGCGAATGTTCTAGGTCCATTCGGATTCTTTCAGTGGGGAACGGCATCAGGCATGCCGAACTTCATGGAGTCCCACAACACTCCGTACCGCATTGCTGCGGGCAACTCGACCGCAATCTTTTTCGGTGACGTTGTTCGCTATGACGTATCTGGTCCAACTGGCTATGTTGTTCAGTGGACAGCCGCTGACGGTGCAACTTCAACAAAAATCCCAGTAGGTATCTTCGTCGGTTGTGAGTACTACTCAACCAGCCAGAAGAAGAACGTCTGGAATAACTACTGGCCCGGCAGTGATGCTACAGGTGATGTCAGCGCATATATCGTTGATGATCCGAACGCTCTCTGGAAGGTTCAGGCAGCTTCTGGTGTCACCATCACCCAGACATCGCTTGGTCTGAACGCGGATATCGCTTCGACCCCGACAGGAAGCACTGTAACCGGAATTTCCGGCATGTCGCTGGCAACGCCAACGGCTTCGTCATCGACAACCTTCCCATTCAAGGTCGTCAATCTTATCACAACGCCCCCGGGCGCTAACGGAACTGACTTAACAACTGCAGGCAACTACGTGATTTGTGCGTGGAACAACCAGTTGTTCAAGTCAATCCAGTCGGTCTAAGGAGTAAAATCAGATGGCTATTAACGTTGCAGCAATCCGAGATTTGCTCCTACCCGGCCTTCGTGGCGTCACGGGCGAATACAAGCAGTGGCCTTCTATCTGGCCTAAGCTATTCGATCAGGGCAAGTCAGAAATGGCTCAGGAACGCACAGCATCTATGCGCTTCCTGCCTTTGGCTCAGCTTAAGACTGACGGCGGTCAGACAGCGTTCGATAACGCTTCTGGAGAGGCCTTCATCTACAACCAGCTACACAGCGGTATCGGTCTTGGTTATGCGATCACTCGCAACACCATTTCTGATAACTTGTACAAGGCTCAGTTCCGCCCAAGCAATCTAGGTCTTCAGCGTTCATTCGCTCAGACCAAGGAAATCTATGCGGCTGCGGTCTTCAACAACTCAACCACTTTCCAGACCTTGGTCGGTGGTGATGGCGTGTCGCTTCTTAACACAGCTCACCCGCTTCCAGCTGGTGGCTCTGGTCCAGCAACATTTGCCAACGCGCCGACTGTCAACGTCGACTTGAACGAAAGCTCCCTGCTTAACGGCATGATCAGCATTCAGACAGGTTTCTATGACAACGCCGGTCTGCGAATGATGGCGACAGGCAAGACGCTGGTCATCCATCCGAACAACGAACCTATCGCGCTGCGCTTGCTGCGTGCTGAGCTTCGTCCCGGCACTGCGATGAACGATCCAAACGTTATCCCGTCAGTTGCGGGTGGCATCACGGATTACGTGAAGAACGTCTTCTTCACCAACGCGTTCGCTTGGTATCTGAAGACAGACCAGCCGGGCCTTCTGTACTTGGAGCGTGAGCCGTTCGAAATCGACATGCAAGTCGACTTCACAACGGATAACCTTCTGGTCAAGGCGTGGGAGCGTTACAGCTTCAACTATAATGACCCGCGCGCCCTATGGGGTTCGTCGCCAACGTCATAAGAGCAAGGCGATCCTTGAAGGCACGTCTCCTGTCCTTCAGTAAAGGGTCGCCCTAAACTCTCCAGAGGAAGAAGTCTTCTTCTGGAGCTTTTTGAAAAGATAAAGCTAGGGTACAAAACAAATGGCTCTATATAACACAGGCGGTCAGAATATTAGCGGTCAGTTCGGCATGCCACTCTTTGGCGTGAACTGCACCCTGCCTCCTTTTACTGGAAACTACTTCTGGGTTGACACTGTCAACGGAAGCGATGGCAACACTGGCGGTCCACAAGACCCTCTGGCTACCCTGTCACAGGCACAGACAAAGTGCTTGGCTGGTAACAATGACGTTGTCTTCTTCTCAGGCACATACAATCCATCAGCGACCTTCACTTGGTCAAAGAACAATACCCACCTTATCGGGCTGTCTGTCAGTCCATATGCTTCTCCGTCGATTGCGGTTGCCAACACAGCTGCTACCTCTGGTGCGATCAGCCCTCTGGTTAACGTCACTGCAACCGGCTGTATCTTCCAGAACTTTGCGGTTCTAAGCGGTATCGCACAGGCTGCGACACAGGTTGCATGGGCTGAAGCTGGTGGTAACAACACCTATATCGGTGTCAACATTAACCAAGTCGGTAACGCAACGGCAGCTGCTCAGGCAGGTAACCGCGCGCTAACCTTGGCTTCGGTCAACAACTACTTCTTCCAGTGTGTCATCGGTGGTGATGCGATTGTCCGTGCAACGGGCACCAACTCCAACATGACGCTGCTGGCCGGTTCAGGCTCATCTATCTTCCGTGGATGTGTCTTCCCAATGTGGTCGAGCGTTGCCGCAAGCACCTTCGTGGTTGCCGCTACAACGACAGCTTCGGGATACATCATCTTCGACGAATGTATCTTCGTCAACGACATCAACAACTCTGGTGGCACGTCGCTTACTCAGGCTTTCAGCATCTCTGCAACCACTGGCGCAAGCTTGGTTCTGACACCTTCGACAGTAGTCGCCGGTGCCACAATCTTGAACACGGCTTCAACTGGTACGATCTACACCTCAATTGCAGCAGCTGCTGCGACAGGCAACAAGGTCATTACCGCAACCTAATCTTGATCCTGATTGTGTGCAGGAAACTTTCACACAGCCGAGCCCACGGACCCGGGCCTATAAGGACTATAAGATATGTCTAGAGCACGTCACAGAAAAGAAGGCGGTCGCCTTAGCTCAGAGCCAAAGTGGAACGCTGGTGGCGAGCAGAATGCCGCTAAGGAAGCCGAAGAGCGCAAGAAGGGTGGACGTATCCACGCTGAAGGCGAAGAAGGCAAGAAGCGTCACGACCGCAAGGAACGTGCTCGCGGCGGCCATGTCGAGCACTCAATGGAAAAGAAGAAGGAAAAGCATGAGCACAAGGGTCGTGCTCGTGGGGGCCGCATCGGCGCCAACCTTATGCCTCTTTCAACCGCAGCTCGTGTAAAGCACGTTACGAAGGGTGAGACCCCTGAAGAGGGTGGTCCGGACGGCAAAGACGTTCACAACCCGTAAGAGAGTAGGCTTTAGTGGCTAAACTCTCTTCCAAGACACGCAATGAACTTCCGGGCTCTGCTTTTGCGGGCCCGGATCGTTCTTATCCGATTGAAGATGCGTCACACGCACGTAATGCCCTAGCTCGCGCTTCTCAGCATGCTTCGCCAGAATTGAAAGCGAAGATCAGAGCCAAGGTGCATCGCCGTTATCCTAACATCAAAGTTGAGGGAGAACCGGCCAAGGAACGCGCAGATCGCGCCTCCCGCCGCAAATAAATGGCAGTCAACGTAGTATTCACTAAACAGCTGGGTGCAGCCAGTGCGAACAATATCGCGCTGTCACAGACCCCGGGCTCTGCTGCATTGACCTTGAATGGTGCTGCAGTTTCTGGTGGCGTGGCTACCATTGATACGGCTACAGCCAACAATTCAGCTATTGGGCGTCGTGTCATTATCACGTCAGGTGGTGCCGATAGCGGCATCAACTGGACTGTGGTCGGTACCAACGCTTCTGGCAATATCATCACTGACACATTTGCTGGCGCCAACAATCCAACAGTTGTACAATCCAATCTGGATTTCGTTACTGTAACCAGCATCACGCCATCTGGCGCCGTAGCTTCTACCGCTTCTGCAGGGACCAATGGCGTGGGATCGTCTGCATGGCAGACTTGGAACTTCATGGTCAACCCGCCAATGAATTTGGGTATGGCTGTCGAAGTTGTTTCTGGTTCGGTCAATTACACTGTTCAATACACTTATGACGATCCAAACAATCTCATGGGTGGCGCTCTGTTTCCTCTGGCATTCAACGAATCAACGATGATTACCCAGACGACTACATTGGACAGCACCAT